TTTAGCTGTAGCAAATTCAAAGAGACCCTTAGCTAAGTCAGATCCCTGAAAGTTTAAGAAAGGTTCGGTGTAGTAAACCCTACCACGGTAGTCACATTCAACTGCCTGATAGAACTCCTTGTCTCCTATAGCCCTAGCCTTGTTGAGAATAAACTTCATCTCAATACGCTTGGACTTACCCTTGTCAGACTTGTCTTCCATATCTATGAACTTAGTTACGTTATCCCTTAAGGCTTTTACTAGGTCCACGTTAAGCTGCCAAGGAACCTGCTGTAGCTTCTCTAATGCTTTGACAAAGGGTTGGTCAAGGCACTGACTAAAGTCCCTCTCAGAGGTCATACGTTTGATATACGGCCTCTTGGTTATAGGGTTCCTTAGCTTCTCTATGTTAGGGAATCTACGAAAGCTAGTACCTAGTAAGGTAGAACCTTCATAGCATGGTGGTATATCTCCTAGCTCCTCCCATGTTTCTGTTAGGTAGATTACATAAGGGGCACGATACCCTTCGTACTCCCTCTCTATTTCTATGTACTTAAGATGTAGTAAGGCTTCAATGAACAGGTCACCAACAGAAAACAACTCTGTGTAGGTACTGTTACTGATACCAATCCTCGACACTACAGCTAGCCCTATTGCAGTAGACGTAGCGGTAAGCTTGAATGCTTTGTTGCTAGTCCTACGGGACCTGAGGAATACTGATTGAGCTGCCTGTACTGCAGCCACAACTAGCTCCTCATGGTCCACACCATACTCAAGGTGTCTGTTCAGTAGGGATATGCCAGCATGGTTCCGTCCTTTGGAACCGTCTCGGTTACTCCTTATGTACTCAGCTACTCTATGTATAGCATTAGTCATCTATGCTCCCGCATTGTAGTCTAAGAAATCTACTTGACCCTTAAGCCTCTTGGTTTTCTGGTCGTAGAAAGCTGAACCACAGTCACCCGTAAGCCCTGTGAATCTGGACTTGAGTACTCGTAGTCGTATTGTGTTACGTTCATCTTCATTCTCTGCAATAAGGTTACGTGCAAAGGTGATGATGTCAAAGCTAATCTGCTTGATAGAACCTGAACCCTTGATGTCATCAATAGAAGCTAGGTGTCCCTCTTCAAAAGACTTACCCATTGACTTACGCAGGTGAGAGATAACTCCCAGCCATACATCATGCTTCTTAACAATCTTAAGGAGTCCAGACATTACCGAGTCGATAGCTTCGTTGCCTGTCTTACCATCAGCACCTTCCGATACTGCGATAGTAATGTGGTCTAGTACTAGGTACTTACAACCCAACAGGCATAGGTTTTCTATCTGGTCTATAAGAGAACTATCAGATACAGAGCCGTTGTGATCAAGCATAATAATACGCCCATCTCCAAAGACTTTATCAAACGCTCTTCTCTCTTCCTCTTCATCGGGTTCTTCTCCGGTAAACATTTGTATGAATTTCTGTGCGCTATCACCGATAGATTCCTCCAGTGATATAACACCTATGTTGTCTTCGGTAGTATGCTTAAGCTCCATGATGATCTCCTTAATCATGGTTGACTTACCACTACCTGTGCCCGAAGTAAACAAAGTAATCTCACCCATACGCATACCCTCAAGCTTATCGTTAAGACCTGATAGGCACTTAGGGTAGGGTATAGACTTAGTTTCTTTACGCTTAGAGAACTCTTCCCAGATAGACTCACCACGTACAATGCTAGCCGGTGAGTAAGGCTGTGCATTCCAGAAGGCATTTACAATACCACTGTGTCCGTGCTTGATGAGTGTATCACAGGGATCATTCTCTGCAAGGTGGGCTACCTTGACTTTATCCCAACCAATAATCCTAGCTGCATTCTCAATAGCCTTATCACCAGCTTCATCTTTGTCAAACATAAGAACGATTGAGTCGAATGAACGTACCC